AGAGAAAGTTTGAAAACCACCATACGTAGCGCCACTAAAGCTAATCCTACCGAGACCTTCGGTAGTTACGCTCTCTTTTACTCTATCTGCTAATATGATTGCCACTTCTATTCCCTTTTGAGTAGGTATTTTGCCTCATTTACAAAAGATTGAAACAGAATTTCGTCAAGCGAATTTTCTTCAACAAAGTGTTTTCTAACCTCGTGTAAAGGATAATTTATTTCAGTAAGTCCTAAAATATAATTCCTTAGTTTAGTTATATAGTCTACTGGGTAGTGAACGCCGTTTACCTTTTGGAATCTATGCATCCACTTCATAAATGGTAAAGAGTATACTTTTCTGTCTTGCGATCTATATTTTTCTGCTATGTATCCCTCTTCTCCGCCAAAACCTAATGCAAATTTATTATATCCCAACCAGCTCTCTTTTCTAGTTAAGAAACACCCTGTAGCTTGACCCCATATCTCATACGGTGTATCTGAATCTACGTTTAATAGGCGTTTAGCGCCAGTTCCTACTAATGGAATGTCTTCATCTTGTTTAAGTGACATTCCGCAACTTTGACATTCGCGTATTACATTTTGTTCTACCGCCGATCTATAATTTCTATCTTTGTCTACAAAAAAGTAAAAGTCCTTACAGGCACAAACAAATGCGCTAACCCATTTACCCCACATACCATTATCCCAAGTTTTTTCAAAAAAATCAAATTGCAGCTGACAATTGTCGGCTATCATTGGTCCATAGAACAAATCATCCGACTCAGGGTTGTCATTTATGAAGTCTAATATCTTTTCTAGTGTCTGAACAACTGGGCAAAGTAAAATATGACAATCTAAAACAAGAACAAATTCAGAGTCTGCTAGTTCTATTAACCTATCTTTTACAGCGCCCGACCCCTGTTTATTGAAAATATCAAACTTTATTGGTGCAAGATCCCTAGAAGCAAATTCCTTTAAGAGTTTAGAGTGGTCGGAGCCACTACTATTATCAACTAACACAAACTCTATTTGCTCAAGTAGGTCTTGTCTTTTGTTAAAAATTAATTCTTTTCTTATGTCCTGAATAGTGAAATAAGCGCCGTCGAAATCGTGATGGTGAGGTATAGCTATTGAGAGCTTTTTCATTCCTAAATCTCCTGTCTTACTCTTGAGGTTCTGGGTTTGGTATATTCCAGTTAAATTTATCATAACAATGATCTAAAATATAGTCGCAACTTATGCCACTAAAAAGAGCGCCATTGCAGGTTTCTAGTTCATAATCTATTTCCGTGCAGCTGCCACCACCCAGAAGGTCTGATTCACAGCAAGCGCCAGATCCAATTTCGCATGGGTCATCAAAACAACTTATGAATGTGCCATCAATTTGAGGGTTTGCAGTAAAAGTAGAATTAACTCCATATAGTTCATCGCAACCCTCTGAACTAATTGTATACGCACAGTCTCCAAGCTTAGGGTTTGGAGGGCAGCAAATTCCTATCTCTGGCGGAGGCGTGGTACACCACGCACTACCACAATCAGGACCATTATAATATCGCACGGTACGGCCACCATTTCTGTGATACATTTGATATATTGGCAAAGAAACCCTAGAGTAACATCCCGGTCTACCAATAAAGTATTTACCAGACTCAACAGGTTCTAAAGGATCATCTGCGCAATATATATTCCAATTAATCTCCATAGGGTAGTTGCTACAACTTTCATCAACACAATCTTCCGAGCAAAAAGTGTCTGTAAAAATACAGTTATGAAAAACTAAACTATCTGCGTAAAACTCGTGATAATCTTTTAAGTGTAGGTCATACAGTTGGGTTTCGTATTTATCTTGTTTAAGGGAAATGCTTTGAACTGTTTCAAACCCATACTCATTGATCACTACATCTCCGATGTTTAAATCACCAACAATGTTAACGTAACTTCCATAGTTATTGCTTGAAAGTTCTGAGTTTACCGCCTTAAAGCCCTGAGTGGTTTTAATTGGGTGGTCTTCTGTGAAGAAATAGTCACCGCTATTTAGCGAAACGAGTTTTCTGTCACCTAGTATTGGTCTAATTAGTTCAAGGATGGTGGTATTACCACTAGGCGTCTCAACCTCATCTCCAATTTGTATGTCTTCTATATTTTTATAACCGTTGGGTATTTTAATCTTAGTGCCAGAGACAAAACATGTGACTGGTGGCGTGCAACACGAATTTATACGATTATCATATGCACTGCACACGTTTGTTGCTAACCATGTTATACAATCGAAACAGCTGTCTCGACTAGGATAGTAATACAAATAATTATTGTCTGGATTATCCCCATATATTAGCGGATAATACCACTGTCCAGAGGGTGTGAGGATTCCAGCACTCTCGCCTAGCCCTTTAGAACATTGAATTTGACCATTAAATTGACCCCCTACTTCGTCGCATATGTCAGCCCAAACATTATCTCCACATAGAGAAAAGTTATGAATTGTCTTATACCGAATATGATCGCATGGTTCCGGCGCTTCAGCGTCATAAAAATCATAAGCCTGAAAGCAGCAAGAGCCACTGTAACATGGAGGTGGAGTGCAACACGTCCAAGCCTGATCGCAATCATCACAGGTTTCGTTATTTCGCATATAATAACACTTGGGTCTTCCCATTAGTCTGCACATCCTGAACAAGAGATGTAAATTGGTCTATATTCGCCATTTATATATGTAGCAACAACGAAATCTCCACCACTGATGGCTAGAGATGGGTCTCTGTTTATAAGGGGGACATTGTAATCATACTGAAGATTATTATCTCTAACCAATAGCCAACCAGAGCTACCAGTCATATAGGTTACTGGATTAGGGATATTGTATTGGGCTTGACCGTGAGTACCGGCTAACCCACTAGCAAACCCCTCTAACATTGGAGGAGGCGAGTAGCCATAGCCAGTATTAACTCTAGCGTAAGCTCCGCCAAACACCAAAGATCCTGAATGAAAAGATTCTCTCGCAGTTAATAAAGAATCGTCATTATAATGATGATTTAATGATAAGTAACCGCCTGAATTTATAATAGTATTTGGTTGGAATGTAGAGTCACCACTATCTGCAACTAATTGTCCAGACTTTTTAGGCAGGTCGCTTGTAGAAAATGTATAATTGTCATGAGTTAGAATAACTTTGTCAAAACTTGCAAAGCCGTCTGTTTGTATTTTATTATCTGCTAAAGTTAAGCCAGAACCAAGTCTAGGTTGTATTACTTCATCTACTATAGTTAAGCCAGAACCAAGTTTAGATTGTACTGTAAACTTATTATCTGTACTGTTATATCCTACATCAATACCACTGACTCCGCTAATGTATACAGTGTCATTAGGCGCTACGGTATCAGCAGCGGTCAATCCATCTGAAACACCAAACGAAAATTGAGTAAAACTTGGGAAAGTTATGGAAACAGAACCGTCAAAGTTATCACTAACGCTACCATTAGGGAATATTATCTCGCCAACAGAAGAAGTAGACGGGTTTCCATCTAACTCACTAACTGTTAACCGAATTGATTCCACCCAGCCGCTTATAGCGTTCCCGCTGGCATCTATCCTATTTGACAGGTCGTTGAACGTTGGTTGCGCCCAGCCACTTATCGCGTTCCCGCTGGCGTCTATCCTGTAGAATAGGTCATCAAACGTTGGTTGCGCCCAGCCACTTATAGCGTTACCGCTGGCGTCTATTCTGTGGAATAGGTCGTCAAACGTTGGTTGCACCCAACCACTTATAGCGTTACCGCTGGCGTCTATTCTGTGGAGTAAGTCATCAAACGTTGGTTGCGCCCAGCCACTTATCGCGTTCCCGCTGGCATCTATCCTATTTGACAGGTCGTTGAACGTTGGTTGCGCCCAGCCACTTATCGCGTTCCCGCTGGCATCAATTAAACTATGAAGAACACCGCTAAGTCCATCTGCGGTCACAACGAGATTGTTATTATCTAAGTTTACCTCAACACCCTTATCGCCGCTAACAAATATATCGTCACCATTGCCCACGTTAAGAAGTGGCGACTTACCGTCCGACACATCAAAGCTATAAGACGATGAGCCGGTAGAATTGGTTACTGTAACTTCTCCGTTTCCATTGTCCGTGACGGTACCATTAGAAAAGTTTATAATCTGAACGTTTGATATAGATGGAGATCCGTCAGATTCTTTGACTGTTAATGATGAAGATCCAGTACCAAAGGTTGCAGCAGCCCAACCACTGATCGCAGAGCCACTACCATCAATATACGATTTAAGCCAAGTGCCACTGGCGTCTATCCTGTAGAATAGGTCATCAAACGTTGGTTGCGCCCAGCCGCTTATGGCGTTCCCGCTGGCGTCTATCCTATTTGACAGGTCGTTGAACGTTGGTTGCACCCAGCCGCTTATAGCGTTCCCGCTGGCATCTATCCTATTTGACAGGTCGTTGAACGTTGGTTGCGCCCAGCCGCTTATAGCGTTACCACTGGCGTCAATTAAACCATGAAGGATGCCGCTAAGTCCATCTGCGGTTACAACAAAATTGTTACTATTACGATTAACTTCAACGCCTTTATCACCACTAACAAAAATCGAATCGCCGTTATTTATTGTTAATGCTGTCGATAAACCATCAGAAATATCAAAAGAAAGCGTACTAGAAGAGAGTCCGTTTATAGTTTCTGCAAGGGTGTTGATACCACTAAGAATACCACTGCCCGATCTAAGGTGCCATAAATCTCCATCTCCACTGCAACTTATGCCCCAGAAAACATCGTCATTGCAGACCCAAGTCTGTATGAATCCAGACGGTGTTTCTTCATGAGCTTGAATATTACTATCTTTTCTAACAGACAGAGGCGCCTCTGGAGAAAGTACTGCGTCTCCAATGGATATTTTTTGATCACTAGTGTCGCCAGCTATAACGTTCTGTATATTTAATTTATTACTTACATCTCTACCGTAAAGTTTACTTTCCCAGTAGTCAAGACCTGTAATGATTTCAATATTATTTTCACCAAACTCTTCTTGGTTATCTTGTTTACCGCGTAGCGCGTTGTTGCCAAGACCAAGAGAATTTGAATAACTGTTAAATGCTCCGGCATTTTGCCCAATAAATACAGAGTCAGACGCACCACTTGACCAGTAACCGGCGTTGTTACCTATAAACAATCCGTTTTCTAGGTTGTCAGCATTATAGCCCGCTCTGTAGCCTAAAAATATAGATGCCGTATCAACTGAGAGATTTGGATTTGGCGTTCTAGCGTAAGCCCCTGCCTGAGTACCAATCATCACTGTGTTTAGCCAACCGGTAGCATATAAACCAACATCGCAGCCAATAAAAACACTTCCTGAGTTTAATTGCTCTTGAATCAATGGTGTATTATTTGCAATCATAATATTGCAATTTTCTACAACCATAGACGGCGTAGGAATACCTGAAGATATGTAATCACCCAGTGTATCTATAGATATTTTGGATACGATGTTTTCAACACCACTCTCTATTTCTATTGGTAAATATGAGTTATGCCTATCAAGCAGTCCCGTTTCAATAACATCAAATAAATCTGTAAAATCTAAATGAAGGCTACCAGAACCCTGACTTTCATTGTATTCATATCTAATGCCAGTACCGCCTTCGCTGACTATACCACTAGAAGATTCTAGAGAATAACCGTCAGCAAATCTGATAGCACCTCTTAGTAGTAAATCTCCGTCCAACTTAGCGTAAGGACGAGCTGTCGCGGGGAGATCATAATCTGGAGAATTAGTCATGGGGTCAGCTTGATGATCTAAATGTAATAGCAATCTAGAATCACCATCGCCGTCTATGAAATTAAACGCTATAAAGCTATCAACTCTATCATTATTTGAATTATCAATTAAATTGATATCAGCTATTGATCTACCGCCGCTAGTACTATGGTTAATTTCTAATACATCATTGTCAAAATCATCATGAGATATTTTTAAATAGCTATCTTTAATGTAAACAAAACCGTTGTCAACTTGGAATTCATTAGCATTGATATAAACCCGTTTGTCACTCCCAATTAAACCAGATATTGTTGGTGTTCCAACACCAACCTGTAGTAGATAATCTCCGGTCTGAGTTACAAGACTTGTCCCTATGGATATATTGTGATTGAAATTACCGGATACATTATTATTATATCCTATAATAGTATTGTAACTACCCTCTACGTTTCTAAATGTACCATAGCCTAAATATGTATTTCTACTACCGTATCTGTTTTCATTACCGGCGTAATAGCCAAGAGTTGTATTGTAGTCACCGGTCTCTATGTCATTCAATGACTCATAACCAAATGCAGTGTTGTAGTAGGCGGTTTGGGTTATTGGTCTTGCATTAGGTGTAATTCCACCAAACGTATTCCCCTTCTCGTCTGAGTAAATAAGACCGTCTTGAGGATCATCTTGACTCAGGAACATATTATGAACATTACCGCCATCGTCCATAAAGTAAAGGCTTTGCGTCTGACCGCCGAGAACATTCTCTTTTACATATATCTTACCGAAATTTGAAGATACCGATGGGTCTGAGGGCTGCTGCTTTAATGCTATTGTTCCACTGTTAATATTAGTGCTGGCAATAACTAATGGGTCGTGAATAGAGTGAGCCTCCACTCCAACAGAAATATTGTCTCTTACTTCTAAGTCGCCAGCAAGAATTTCCAAGTCACCATTAACAATTTCAACACTATTGTTAGAGTGGTGTATTTTAATAGTCTCTGTGTATTGATCTAAAGTATTATAAGTTCTAAAATATGAGCTATTGTCTGAAGGGTTGAAGGCTATCTCTAGACCAGAAGCAGGAGAATTACCATTAGATAGGATTTGTATGGTAGATTCATTTTCGCCAACCGAAGAGATTCTTAGATCAGCACCGCTCTGAGCGTGAATGTTCAAGATAGTTTCTGGCAAGAATCCATCTGAACCATCTGCGTAGCTTACGTTTGTGATACCTACTACGCCGCTACCCCGTTCTCCACTAGCCCTCATTACAACCAGAGATTCTAGATTTGGATTTATATTTCCAGAATCATAAACATGTAAAGAAAATCTATCTTTAGATTGATTGGTATAACCTAGTTCGTCTTTATGGTCATGGTATATAAGTCCAAATCCATGAGGTTCTTCCGAAACTCTAGAGCTATATTTTGTACCTACATCTATTCCAGACTGATTAGAGGCAAATGATACAATGTAATTGTCGTTAACTCCAGAGTCTCCAAGAAAACTTACGTCAACACCCGATAAATAAGCCAAATTAGCATCTAAATCTCTCTCGTAGCCGACATGAACCTTATCTGGAGAGTTTGTCGTAAGAAATATACCATGACAGCCACTCTGTTTTACTAGAGATAGTTTACCATCTCCAAGTATTCTATCTGTAGCAACATGTCTACCCGGAAGGGTTCTTATGCTTACATTCGACTCCCAGTGAGACCTAGAGTAGACAGAATCTTCCTCTAAGCAGTCTATATCAATTTCTGCGGATCTAAATATCCAACTATAATCTCTAATGTAGCTAGCGCCACTTGAATGAGCTATAAAGCCAGCTCCGTCAATACCGGCGTCATTTAAATAGCCGCAAACCTTACTTGCTTGCGACCAGTCGCCATCTGAACATAAGCCGCTTGAGCCAAGGTGTAGTGTTGTACATTCATATATACATTCTGTTAATGTATTATATTCTATATCATTTATAACAGCTCTACCACTAACCAGAATGTCATTGAAATACCCGTCCCATAGAAGATCTGTAGCCCCTAGACTGTATATGTTGTTGTTTTTTGGTACGATATTTCCATCTACAGTCATAAGTCCGCTATCGCCAGACGGACTATTTGTTCCTATTCCAATCTTCCCACCAGAAAAGTAAACTGTTTCATTTATAGAATTCCAATTTCTATTTGAATTACCTATATTAAATTGATAGTCAACAGATGGTGTTATGTCTCCAGATGTTTGCAAAACACCGTAAGAATCTAGATGTTTAACACCAATGCCAACCCTCAAGTTGTCCATCTCTCCGTAGATAAGTGGATTGGGACCATCGTCGTATTGCGTTTGACAACCAGAAGTCGCGTTGGGGTGAGCGCCTATGAATAGCTTATAATCATCATTTTCAGCAATGTAAAACCCAGCCCCGTAACCAAGAGCTACGTTAAAGTTTCCGTGTTTATTATCAGAAAGCGCATATGAGCCAATTGCAACATTGCTCTCACCTTGTATATTTGAAGAGAGTGTGGCTGTGCCGATTCCAATATTCCAGTTTCCATAAAGATTACATTCTAATGTATTGAAACCGATAGCAATATTATTTCCACCGTCATAGTTCTCTTTTAAGAGATCGTAGCCTATGGCGATATTATTAACGGAATTCCTGCCAGTGAAAAATAGCTTGTCAAAATTATCCTGACCTATAACAATAGTTCTGGAGTTTTCTGGATTAAGACCGGGATTTTCTTCTCTAAAGTTATTAGAGTATAGGTTTACTCCAGATAGTAAAGAGTTAACAGAATCTCCTAGATCTATGAACATAGTTCTTAGATCGGACGGAGAGATAGCCTGAGTATTCTGATCTGGAAATAAAGAATTAACCTGATCTAAATACTCTGTTTTAGATAAAATTGACATTTAACTACCTATTTAAAACTTATTTGTAGTGCTTCTGGATCAAACTTTAAATTATCCCCCATGTATACTATCCTTGGGTTGTTAAGAGCTGCTACCATTAGTAAATTTCCAGATCCGTAGTCGGGATGATCAGTTATGGCTATACCAGAAACCCACCCCCAGTCTTGAAGAGCTGTATCAAATGTTAAAGATCCAGAATTCCATATAACGCTGTTAACGCCACTTTCTCCAGCGTCCAGTGTCGAGACGTTAAAATTCCAAGAACTGTCTCCGAACGAGCTGGGATCACCGATATTGATTCTTCTGTAGCCAGTATCGACACCATTTACGCCGCTTGGTAGCTCTTGAAGCCATCCTCCGGTCTCGAAGTTTTTTGCATTTCCAGATTCTACCGGAACGCCACTACACAAGGCAATAGATAGGCCCGTGGGTTTTGGGAATGAACTGCCCCTAAATACGTGGTGCAGTAATCCAGATTCTAAATAATCAGACAAGGCTGCCATTTTAAACTCCTAAAAAAATAATCCTATAGATATCTACAGAGTATTATACACATTTCTAAAGCATATATAAAAAAAGGAAAGGCAACCAAAAGATTGCCTTCCCTATGTATTTATCTATTTAGTATAATTACTAGAACGAGCCTAAGATAACTCTACGGTTATCTAGAACGCCGAATCCTAGCTCGGCCCAACCGTACCAGCCAACTCTTTGTTGACGGTGTAGGGTAGGATCTTCGTGGATACTTACGGCTTGTTTCATTGGCATAACGAAGCTGTCGTTAGCACCCTGATCAAGACCAACTACCAACTCAAGGTCACTACCTTGAACTGCACCACCAAGACCGCTACTGAAGAATTCTTGGTACTCTTGACCTTCTCCGAGTTCATCTAGATCGTGAAGGCTTACACCAAAGATATTGGTGATAGGAGCGCCATCTCCACCTGCGTTGTAAATTTGGGTTCTGACGGCATCAGACACCTGATCAAATCCCCAGTTACGAACATCTTCGAGAGCTTCTGGAGAAACGTAAAGGTCGGTCAAACGGCCACGATCACCACTTCCGGTGTTACCACCAGCATTACGGCGCATAACAGTCTGCATCAAGCTAACAAGTCTCTTCGAGAACATACCAGCAGTTGCATCACCGTCATAAACCAAGATGTTACGATCAACACCAGCTGCGAGAAGGGTGTGCCATCCGTCGTCATTCATTTTCTTGACGAAGCCAGCTTCCAAAACTTGCATAGCGCGAGCGGTAATGTCCCAACGAGCTTCGCGAGCATAGCGAAGCAAGAAATCAATCGAGCTAGCGATTGAGTAGGTTGGAATCATGACGTAATCGCTCTCGACCGCACGCTCAGGAATACGTCCGTGTCCCGGATTGGTGTAAGCAACATGCTCACCCTCAAGTCCCGGAGCTAGAAGATCCAGTGGGTACTCGGTGCTTCCACCGGGTTCTACGTTGATTGTCTCAAAAATATTACCGAGAATATTTCCAAGAAGAACGCCTTTACGGAGAGGTAGTTCAAGAGCTTGAGCAAATTCTCTCTGAGCTGCAAGAGCAACGTCCATATTAGCATCGCCACATTTGCGAAGCATTGAAATAAATTCTTCGCTAGGTCTTTCTGTATATGACATTATATTTATCTCCTATTTATTTATTTAGGCAAGTGGAAGGTTAACGTAGACTTTGGCGTAGCCATCTGAGTCTTGCTGACTCATGAAACGACCGACCGCCTGTCCAGCTGTCGAAACATTGGTAAGATTACCAGCATTAGAAGCTGATGCGTAAGCGACTTCGCCGGGTACGATGGTAACAGCGTCAATGCTATTAGTAACAATCCAACCACGGGTCATGACAGTTACCTTGCCACCTTGCTGAATTTCATCTTTGTATTGGTTAAGATGAGTTCTAGTTAGGTCTTTGTTTACAACGTCATTTAGCAAAATACCAACTGGTACAGTGCCTGTCGTCGCAGCTGCATATTGAACAAGATTAGCACCCTGATCCATAGCTGCACCTGAAGCGTTAGCTGCGTCGATCAGAACAACGCCACCACGGGTTGCGGTACCAGCATTATAAAAAAAGCTGATATCTGTTGATTCTTCATATCTATCTGCTTTAAGAGCCATAGTTTTATTCTCCTATTAAAATTACTTAGTTGAAAGTACGTTCTTAGAAAGCCAGTCAGAAATACTAGCTCTAGTGGATTCTATCTCATCTTCTCCGGGAACAGTTTCAATAAGAGTTGCCTCGGAAGTTTCTAGGTCTTCAAGAAGTTCTGGGGTAGCTTCAGCTTCAGCTTGCTCGTCGTCAGCTTTAGCTTCCTTTTCCTTCTTCTTTTTTTCGATTGCTTCCTTCATTTCAGGAGGCATACCAGCTTCTGCTTCTTTGTCTTTTTTGACTTTCTCTTTCTTGCCATACATAGCGACAACAGAATCAAACGCTTCGTCAGCAAGCCCGTCAAATGCAGCTAGTGCATCTTCTACGTCTTCTGCTTCAAATCCAGCTTCTACAAGAGCAGCTTTACGCTTCTCCATCTTTTCTTTCTTCTTCATCTCTTCTACATGCTCCTTAGCAGATGCCAAGTCTTGTTGAGATTTAGCAAGAGCATCTTCCAATTCTGCAACACGAGCTTGAGTACTCTTGATGCTTTCTTCTAGTTCAGCAATGCTGCTATCTTTAGCTTCAATGTCAGCTTCAAAAGCCTCGACTTTGGAAGCAAACTCTTTATCTTTTGCTTCTTCAATTTTAGCTTTAATCGCATCGTTTTCCGCTTTAGCAGTAACAAGTTCAGCGCGAACTTCTTCTAGCTGCTTTTCTAGCAAGTTATCAGACATATTAAATTCTCCTATGTCGAAGTTAGAGTTATCATCTAAATTAAATGCTACACTGTTTAAAATTACACTTCTTGGGTTGGCGGGCTTAGAGACCAAGCCTTTACCAGAGAAAGAGATATTTTTCAGCGCTCTGCCTATCTTATATCCTTCGTACTCTCCATTCCCACCGTATGATCTAAGGTGTTTCGTAAGGAAGGCGGACTCTTCGTCTCTTGCTAAGATTTTTTTAACACCGTCTTCATTCGACAATGCATAATCAAATCCAGCAAATAAACATTCCATTGAAACATACCACTTTCCCTCTTCTATCTCGGAGATTATTTTCTCCATTCTTTCTCTATTTTCTTCACCAGTCCAACTATTGTAAAGAACAGCTTGAGTAATGATGTCAAAATCTTCAGGCATTTCAGAATCATCTGCAACGGCCTTTCCGTCTTTAGTTAAAACATAACTACCAGTAATATGTCCGATGATATCGTTTTCATCGTGCATAAAATTAAACTGTTTATCTTCTGGTGTATTTCTTGCTGCCCAAGTTGCCTCTGGCATGAACACGTCATCATTCTTATTCCAACCACAAGAAACCAGTACAGATTCTAAATAATATAGATCTATTTGATCTTTGTTTTCTGCAACAATTTTCTGAGCGGCGTGTACAACATCAGCTTCAGTTACATTTGTTTTTACTGATGCCTCAGAGCAATATGCAACACTGGCGGTACTCTTAACGAGTTCGCCAATACCATCGTTTATTTCATGTTGATATATTTTTATTGTCATAGTTCACCTCTAAAGATAATATACACAAAAAAATAATTTTTTTTATAAAAGCACCGATTAACTACCCAGAGAGTACTCTATAAATGCGGAAATTGCACGTCTTTTGTAATCTTCTAAGTTCATCTTTTCTGGGTTAATATTTTGAGATTTTAAAGAATTCCTCAAAGAATTTGGGGTGGCAACTTTACGATTTATACAATTTACTATTTCTTCTTCGCTACATTCACCTAAGAGTTTTATGTTAGATAGAATGTCTAGTTTTAGTTGTTCAATATCTTTCACTTCAGCTCTCGTTAACTGTCTCATGTTCTTTTTTCCCTGAGAAGATAAGTAAGCATTATTTATTAGCGCTGATATTGTTTCATATTTTTCGTTAGCCCAAACAATTAATTCTGCAACACCCGGTTTTGATTTAGGGGTTTCAGTTCTTTTTTTTCTTGGGCCTTCGTCTATCTTGTTTTGCGGCCTTCCATTCGGATTTACTGGTTTTTGTGACTCTTTCTTGACTTGTATCTTTTCATTTATTTCGCCTTGTTTTTCAATTTTTTCCATATCTTTTTGGTGATTTGGATTATGAAACGGGCTAGCTTTTTCTGGAAGATTTTCTTTATTTCTATCCTTATCTTCTCTTTTTAGCCTCATTTTTTCAACCTGTGGAATTTCTTTAAATCTTTCTAGGATTGTCTCATGGGATATGATGTCCCTGTCTGCAAGTTGTATTAGTAAATTTTTCTCAGATGATTCATCAGAAAGGCTCATTTGATCATAAACAATGTATGGAGATTTCCTAAAGCCCATAGCTTTTCTGACAATCTCACATTCTTTTTCCCAGAAGGCTGTTAATTGATCTCTTCCGTACTGAAGTCTCTCCACTAACGTTTTAAGGGATATGAAGTTATTGGTGAATCCACCGCTTTGACCGGCAATCCCAGTTAGTGTTGGAGGAACACCGAGGCCAGCATATATACTATTAAGAACTGACTGGTATTTTTCAGAGCCTAAGAACTTATAAACTTGCGACTGACTTTCTGTGAATTTTAGCTCTGGACCCCAAACCAAGTCCATAGTACCGCCCCCGACGTTACTCGCTAGAATGTCTCTTAATTTATTGATTGCAGATTTGTTTGGTAGTATTTTATAATCTAAATCACCCAAGGTCCATAGTCTTATATTAGAAATAGCACCATCTAATGCAGACATATCAGCGAGTCTCATCTTTTCTAGCATGATTATATCATCTAGAATCGCATAGATTAGAGGATTGGACCAGTTGTTCCAGTCGTCTTTTTTGTAAAACGAGACTGATAGCCTTTCTTTATCTAGGCTGATTTTTCTTTCGCCTTTTCTTATTTTTGACTGAATATCTGGAGGTAGTGAGTTTAGAATCTTCTCCGATACATTTCCATCTTTAAAGTTGTCAAGAAAAGTATTTACTGAAACTTCTAGGTCTCTCTTGCCCAAGAAAAGATTAATGTTTCCATCTTTCGCTTCTATAGTTAAGGGATTAAAAAAAGTATACCTCCAAGGTATAACATTCTTTTCAAAGTTAGGCACCTCCACGGTAATCTCAGAACCCATAGACTTTATATACTTTGCTATATCTGGAGTAATATTAGCAAAACTTCTATATGCAATTACTTGGCCTGTTCTGTATAGTGTATTTAGAAATCTTTCTGACCTCTCTTTACCGTTAACTTTTTTAAACCATTGTTGGTAGAATTTTTCTACACTTTTGTTTTCATGTACTATACTTACACCCTGACATCCAAAATCACCCATTAGATCAATGACATTGCGAACGATACCAACTTTATCGTAGGCATCCATGCACATTTTAATTATTCTCTTTTGTTTAGATGGCGGTCGCTCTTCCGGTCTAAATGCATAGTAATCTCTAAAGCTATGTCCCGGACGGACGCTTCTACTGCTTTCTATGTCTTTGAATTCTCTGTAGTGATTAGCTCTAGATACACCTGTGTAGTTTTCGCCAGCTTCAGCAAATTGAGCAAAAGCTTTTTCTTTACTAGAA